ATGAAACTGCCCAAAGCCCTGCTGCTGGCGTGTGCCGTGATGGTCAACACCAGTGCGTGCGCCACCAAGTTGCCGCCGATCGACCCGGTGGCCCACGTCGACCTGCCTCGTTACATGGGTAGCTGGTACGTGATCGCCGCCATTCCCACGCGTTTCGAGAAAGACGCGTACGATGCCGTCGAAACCTACACGCTGAAGCCCAATGGCGAGGTCGCGACCTTGTTCCATTTCCGCAAGGGCAGCTTCGATGGCAAGCTGAAAGAATTCCGCACCACCGGGATCGTGAAGCCGGGCACCGATAACGCGGTGTGGGGAGTGCGGGTGTTCTGGCCCCTGAAAGCACAATACGTCGTTGCCTACCTCAAGGACGACTACAGCCAGGTGATCGTGGCCCGGGACGCGCGCGACTACGTCTGGGTGATGGCGCGCACGCCGACGATTTCCGAGGCGGACTACGGCGCCCTGTTGAACAAGGTGAAGGCCCTTGGCTATCCGATGGACAAGATCCGCAAGGTGCCGCAGAGGCCACGTGGGGCCGATCTTGGGACGGGCGCCCGGTGAGAGCGTTGGCCAGAAACAAAAAAAACCAGCAATCGCTTGCTGGTTTTTCCGAATTTGGCGCCCGAAGTTGGACTCGAACCAACGACCCCCTGATTAACAGTCAAGTGAACGATGTAGATATTTCGCGAGCATGCAGGCGGCAAATTTACATAAATGACCTATCTACGCGGTAGATCGGTCAACTACTTAGCCGGCTTTTTTACACGCTTCCCGGCCACGTCGACGACCGGGATCGAGTGGTCGTAGTGGTGCACCATCTGCTGCGTCTTGTGGCCACTGGCCTGCTGCTTTTCAGCCGTGTCGCCCTCGGTGTCCGTGATGCCGCGATGCTTCAGCCCGTGCAGCCCGAAGCGTTGCTCCTCGACGATCAACCCGGCCTCCTTCGCTGCGGCCATCGCGCGCCGCCAGGCACTGCTCATCGCACCCTTCGATAGTGGGGCACCGTCTTCCGAGATGACCAGCGGCCGGTCCTTCGCCTGTAGCGGGATGGGCATGCGCTTCCGCGCCCAGACCTCGGTGCGCCTCGCCGCCAACCAGTCGCAAGCGTCACGCAGCTCCGCACTCCAGCGAACCAGGGTCGGACGGCTACCCTTCCTTCGAACGACCATCAGGCCCTCGTCCGTGACGCTGGCATCAGTCAGGTCGCGCACCTCGACGCCGCGCATGCGGCAGAGGTAAGCGAGCGCAGCCACCGCCCATACGTACGGCGCGAGCGAACCCTTCCGGCGGCCGGACATCGCGCCACGCGCGCGCAGGAACGCCGCCACGCCCTTCATGACGTCCTCCTCTGGCATTCGGTGCGCGCGGCGCTCCTTGGCCTGCGCGACGCCCTTCGCGGGGTTGCCGGCGCAATGGCCGCGCCGCACCCCCCAGTTGAAGGCCACGGACAGGTAGCGCTTGATGGCGTTCGCCTTCGTGGGGAACTCCTCGGCGATCTGATCGACCAGGCGCTGTAGCAGCGGCGTGGTTATCGTCGAGAGCGGCAATTTCGCGAAGGGGATGCCCAGCTTCGTTGGATGCTTCCGCAGCGCCTCGTGGGCGTAGGCGTAGCCCTCCTGCGTCGCGGCCGCCAGGCCTCGGAAGTGCGCGGAGCCGTCGAACTTGTCCAGCAGGTAGTCCAGGGTGTCCGTCTTCACCCCTCGGACGGCTTCCATGGCCTTGTGCAGGTCCGACATCAGGACATCGGCCTCGGCCACGCGGATCCGCTTCGCCGGCTTGCCGGCGAGCGTGTACCAGTAGCGATCGCGCCGGTTCCAATAGATACCGACCGGCAGCTTCTTCTGGTCGATGTGGCCGGGGATCGTGGGATCGAACCGGCGCTTACGTCCTCGCGTCAAAGCACGTCCTCCGTGCGGTAGCGCGGCTCGTTCGACGGCGTCAGGCCGAGGGCCGCATTAACGGCCTCGATCGTAGTCCAGGGGAGGGGGCCGGCCCCCAGTCGGATCCCTTGCTCGCTGGCCCACTTCCGCACGGCCGAGGGCTTCGTTTTGTGCGAGAGCCGGCAGAGGTCGTCGAAGTCGACGAGGTGGGTGTTACTGCTCACGGCTTCGCCGCCTCCTGGAACAGGTCGCCGGAAGCCTTGCGCGCCGCGATGGTGGCGCGCCGAGTCTCGGCATGGTGGTCTTTGTCGTAGGCGAGGTGGCACCGCTGGCACCACGCACGAAGGTTGTCGGGCTCACAGTTCTCGGGCTGGTGATCGAGGTGGCCTATCGTCAGCACGATGGTCACGTAGCGCCCGGCCGGGTAGTCCACCAGGTGGACCTGGCCGAGGGCCTCCCCAGTGATGGCATCGAACACCTCGCCCGTGTCGAGCATGTAGGTGGCGCCGCTGTCTTCCCTGCAGATGCGCTCGCCGTTGGGAACCTTGCACTGTTCGCAGCAGTTGCCGGCGCGTTCGAGGATGGCCGGCCGGATCTCGGTAAACCAGTTCGACGGGTAGCGAGCGCGGTTCTCAGGCTTGATCGGCACGCGGCACCTCCACGAGTCGAAACTCGATGCACCACACCCAGGGGTTGTCGGCCCAGGTCGTTCCCGGCTTGGCTAGCCCATCCCAGAGGTCGGCGAACTGCTGGCGCAGGTCCACCACGGCGTCGTGCTCGCGCAGGTGGCTGACCATGCCCTCGGCGATAGCCTGTTCGGCGGTGATGCCCTGCAAACGCTCCACGCGCACGGCGGTCACTTCAAGGGTGATCCGGCTGGCCCATCGAGGCATGTGGATGGCCGGCCGCCAGTGCGGGCCCGTGTCGTGGTCGCGGCATTGGGCGCAGCTCGGGCGGTCGCAGCACAGATCCGGCGCGGGGTCCGTGGCGCGGTAATGCGCCTGGGTCCACAGTGGCAGCAGGCCGTCTACGTCGTCGTCCGGCCTGCGCCGCACGGGCCGCCCGTCAGCGTGCGGCGGCTCGCCTCCTTCGACGTCGTGCTCTAGGGCGAAGGTCTCGCGCACCCACAGCCGGTCGCCGGGCGCGCCGTAGGGGCACGGATACCAGTAGTCAGTCGCGCGGTTGAGATCTTCGCGCCACGGCCACAGGGAGCCGTCATCGCGTTCCTCGATGCTCTGGTAAGTCGGCTTCACCACCCGCCGCGTCACGGTCTTGCGGCCTTCGAGGATGGCGTGCACCATCGGCGCACTGAAAAGGATGGGGAGTTCACGCATGGTCAGTACCTTCGGGAAGTACGAGCTGCACACGGGCTTCATGCGCATCGAGGCCGATGGGGTGGAATTCGCGGGAACCTGGTCGGCCTTCGAGATGCTGGAAGACGGGATGAAACGGCGAATCCAAGACGCGTGGACCACAGGGCGGTATCCGAACGAGATACTCGCCTCCCGGGCCGCCGAGGACGAGGGCACGGCGTTCATCCGCACGCTTCCTCCGTGACGTCATGACTGCACCGCCTTTGCCTTCTCGGCAGCCAGCTCGCCGGCGGCGTGCGCATTCGCGAGCACAACGAAGTCGGCGATCTCGTCGGGAAGCTCCAGGCCGTTCCCTACCTCGGGACTGATGCGCTCCCCGTCGGGATCGTATAGCGTGGGCACCGCCGCGCCGCGCTCCAGAGCAAGTTCGATGATGTAGCCGTCAGGGAGATCGCGGCAGGCCGCCTCTACCGCCTCGCCGATACGGTGAAAGAAGGTTGCACTCACGACCGCACCTCCCCATCCCCCGCCGTGGGGGTGTCCTTCGGTGCTGGCCTACGCTTGCCTTTCACCGCGCGCTTGGCCTCTTCGATCACATTCTCGTAGGCCATCTCAATCGCTTCTTCAGGCGTGAGGCCATACTGTTTTTCCGCACCCCGCCTCAGGCGCTCGGGCGACTGATAGCTGGCAATGCGTTTGAGCGCGTCGAAATAAGCGGCTTCGTTGCTCACGGTTTCACCTCCGGCGCGGCGGCGAGCATTTCAGCGTAGCGCTCGCCGAAGTCACCGATGAAGACTGTGGTTCGAGCGAAGGAAAGCGGCGGCTCGTCGGATTGGAACGCCGAGCGCATTTCCGGCGTAGGCTCGACCGGCACGAGCTTCCACCCCTCCGGCACCACCGCCCCGGCGCTGGGCGAGGCGAGGGCGGTGCGCGCCAGGCACGCGCTGCACGTGTGACCGGCATTCTCCGGCACCGGACGGCAGCCGCATGCTCCGGGACCGTGGTCGAGGTCGTGATCGACAAGAAGGGCGGTCAACGCGCGACGAAGCTCCGTCACCTCGCCATCCTTGCGGACCTGACATTGGGCGGTGAGGGTACGGATCACGCTTGCATAGCAATCATGCATGTCAGCCTGACTGTCATGGCCCAGCTTCCGCTGCGTATCGCGTTCGCGTTCGTGCCATTCGATCACGTTCGATAGCCCATCCGTCACCTCGGCAGGCGTGGCGCCACTGCCGTGCACGAAGCCCTGGTCGTAGCCGTCCGCGAAAGCCTTACGCACGACCGGATCGGGGCTGCACTCGTTGGTGTCCGGGTCCAGCTTCAGACCTTCCTCGGCAGGCGTGGCGACAGCCGGGCGCGGTGCACATAGGGCGGCTTCCACACGGGCCACCGCTCTCCCGAACGAAATCTGGTCGCTGGTATCGCCGTCGAAACCTTTGCGAGCAATAGGAAGAAGGGATCGAACAGCGGCCCTAAGTTCATCATCCTCGTCAAGCGCGGCACACCGAGAGTCGATGATGGCTCGTACCTCGTTACGCACGTTCAAACGCGCTCTGTGATGCCCACGCTGGTATTCCGACAGTGTGTTGAACTCGTCTAGGTCAATATCTGGCCACGCCACGGCTTGCTCTATCCGAGCCACCACCCCATCGCCCACCGCCTGCTCGGGCTTCGGCTGGGCATTTCGTTCCAACCAATCGTTGTGGCGAGCTACGTCGTACCCTTCACCACTCGGCTGCTCGGCAGGCTGGGAGGCGAGGCTGGCGATCATGGCGTTGAGGCTCGCAACGGCCTGACGCACGCGAGTGACGTGGAGTGAGACGCGCGATAGGTTGCCGCCAACTTGCGCGGTTTCCAGCAGGTTGCGGATGTCGGTGAGGGTCATCGTGCTCATGGTGATCCTTAGAACTTGCCCAGCAGCGGGACGACCTTCCCCGACTGGTAGGCGATGGAGACGGTGGGAGCGACCTCGTCGTGCACGGTGCGTCCGTTGGGCAGCACGATGTGCGCAAGGAACTCGGCTTCGAAGGTGGTGATGCCGGACTCGACGGCTTCGAGCTTGGCCTTGATGCAGAGCGCGAGGGCGCGCCACTTCTGGCGCACGGCCGCTTCGTAGGCCTTGGCCGCGTCGGCAGGGCTGCGTAGATGGTTGCGGCCTGGCGTGCGCGTGAACTCCGTCGCCTGCGGATTCGGCATCGGAAGCTCGAACTTCACCCGCCGATCGAAGGCCTCGAAGGCGATGATTGCGCGGTCCGGCGCGGAGCCGTACATGAAGGACGTGGCGCCGTAGCGGCGGAGCGTGGACTCGATCTCCGCGCGGCTCTTGTCGCTGCTCACGGTCGTGCCTTGGGCGTACTTCGTCATACCTTGACGGCCTTCTTCTTCGGCGGCGGCGGAGGTGTGGCCGGCCGCGCATAGGTGGGAGGTGGGTTGGTATTCGGCGCGCGGCGGAGTGCCGGGGAATCCGTCAAGGCTTCACACCCCGCGCCGATAGCGCCCGGGTCGCTGGGATCGGTGAACTTCTGCCAGGGCACCCAGCCGCTCATGCAGTGGAAGCCCCACTCGCGGAACCGTGGACCGGTGATGAATAGCGTCAGGCACGGCCCGTCCACCAGCTCGATGCGATGGGCGGTGCTGGCGCCTCGGGCCACGACGTCACCCTCGCAACGCTCGGTGCGCGTGTGGATGCCGCCGGCGTTGATCCGGTGCTCGACATAGCGGCCGGCCAGCAGCATGCTGACGTTCCACCACGGGTGGTCGTGGAGCGCGCGATCGTCGTCCGAGCGCATGAAGACGTGCAGGTAGACATTGAACAGCCGGTTGCGCGGGATCACCCACCAGCGGAGCAGGTAGGGGCGATCCTGGCCGCCGATGACAACATCGGGTGCGCGCTTCAGGGTGCGGGAGGCGAGGCGATCGAGGAAGCGCATCATGCCGGAACCTGCACAGCGGCGGCGTATTTGAACGCTTCGGGAAGCGTCTGGACGAGCGCGACGAGGTAGCCGTAGATAGTCACCTGAAGGAATGGATGCCAGCGTCCGTGCTCATCGAACCATCCCTCAACGGAATGGCTGATTCGCGGCTTCTGGGGCTTGGGGCGGATGGGCAGGTCCATGGTCATCCCTCCACCGCGTGCGGGATCTTGGCGTTGTCGATCGTGACCTCGGCGACCCACTCGCGCACGCCGCTATGTCCGATCTCACGCTCATCGAAGTAAACGGATTTCACTGCCTCGCGAGGCGTGTCGGCCATGCCGGCGGCATGAAGAACTGCGTTCGCCACCAATCGCTCCATCTCGGCGCGGGCGAACGTCATGGCGACCTTGGTCGTGTGTGTGTGCTGGATCGTGGGCTTAGCCATGGTCACTCCGAAATACCGTCTTCGACGAGACGGGCGTTGTAGGCGTCACGGATGCGCTGGCGCTGCTGCTCCGCGTCGAGGTCGAGGTCGTCCACCGCGGCAAGGGCGGACTGGAAGGCTTCCCGGGCTTCGCTGGTGGAGCAGTCGCGGGCCACGCCCAGGACGTCGCTCCAGTGCTGGCGCGCGGGACCTGGGGCGGGAGCCGTCACACCCTGACGGGGAGCCGTGGACGGCGAAGGCGTGGCGTGCACGGTCGGTACGAATGGCGGCAGGCTGATCGGCGCCGGCGGCGCCGCTGCAGGGCTGGGAGCCAGACCGACGAGCCACCAGCACGTCGACCCGCCTCGCGTGTCGTGGCGCAAGACCTTTCCCGCCTCCTGCAGCTTCTGCATGCGCCTGCGCGCTTGCGGAACCGACAGGCCAGCCTCACGAGCAACCTCGTCCAGGTGCGGCCCGGTGAGCACAGCGGTCCGGTCGCCGCAGCGGAACGGGTCAACTATCATCCAGCGGTTCGCGGCCTTCATGCACGCACGTGCCAGGGCCTTCTCGAACTCTTCGGGCGTGATGGTGGTGGTCATGCTGTCTTCTCGAACAGGCTGGTCTGGCGGGACGCCTCGTCGTGCTCGCGCTGCGCATCGGCGATCCGGGCGAGGGCGATAGCCGCGTAGTCACGGTCCATTTCCATGCCGATGAATCGCATGCCTTCGAGCACGGCGCCGCGGCCGGTACTTCCCGAGCCCAAGAACGGGTCAAGCACGACGCCGCCTGCCGGCGTGACCAGGCGACATAGGTAGCGCATCAGGTCGGTGGGCTTTACGGTCGGATGGTGGTTAGCGCGCTTGGGCGGCTCGTACCCCTCGTCGCGGCGCGTGATGTGCTGGCCAGAGGTATTCGAGACCATGCCTGCGGCGCGCTTCTCGAAGTCAGCCAGGCCGGCCTCGCGGTCTTTCGCCGTAGCCTTGGCGCAATAGAAGAAACGGGCGGCACTGCCACTATCGTTCCGCGCTGGCGCGTCTGGCGCGGCGGGCATATCGCCGTAGATGCCGCGCGACACGCGCTTACGGGATTGCCCGCGCAGATCGCCCTGCTGGCCCGGGGCGTCCGGGAAGTAAGCCACAACCGTATCGCTTCCGTCGTGGATGACGTTCGCTGGCCAGCGTCCCGCGATATCACCACCGCGCGGGCCGGGCGCCGCAGCGAAGTTGGTGGCGCCGTTCTCCGCGTACCGTGCGTTCGCGCTGGGCTGGCCTGCGCGGCCGCGGGGCGTGTGCTCATCGTGACGGCACGGGATCAACCCCGCGCCGGCGCGCAGGGTCTCATCGGTCGGGATGCGGCAGCCGTCGATGTCGAGGCCACCAGTGCCCCACTTGGCGAAGTTCTGCGCGACGGTGCCTTCAAGGGGCTTGCGGGCCATGACGACCGGCTCGTGCGCAGGCTTGCAGGCGGTGCCGCCCCATTCGCCGTTGTGCGACTTCGGAAAGCCGCTGCCGAAGATCCACATGATCTGATCGCGCACTTCAAAGCCTGCATCCTCGATGCCGCATGCCATGCGGTGGTATGTGCGCGGGCTGGCGAATGAGAGAAGCAGGCCGCCGGGCTTGAGCACGCGGAAGGCTTCTGCCGCCCAGGCTTCGCTGAACCGCTGGAATGCCTTCATTGCTTCCGGCGCAAGGTCGTACATTCCCGCTGCCGCTGCCTTGCCATTGCGCGTGCGTCCTGCCTCCGAACTGTCGGCGCTGGCATGCCTGCGTTCAATGTCCGCGCCATCCCACGCCTTGCCCATGAACCGGATGCCATAGGGCGGGTCGGTGACCACCGAATCGACGCTGTTGTCGGGCAGCGTGCGCATCAGTTCCAGGCAGTCGCCGGTGAGGATGGTGACGCTCATTCCGGCCTCGGCAGCTTGAAGATCTCGGCGAGCCGATCGAGCAGGCGCCGGTGTTCGAGAGCCATCAGGGCGAAGGTTGCATCCCGCTCCGCCTCGCCGCTCTCGGGCTCCGTCTTCTCGTCGAGCACCACGTCGGTGAACCGGACTTTGCGGATCACCAGGTCTTCGCCGAGCACGAAACTGATGCGGTCGTCGAAAGTCAGGCCGATGCGGAAGACCTGCTTTCCGGTGCGAATGTGCTCGCGCACCTCGTCGGTGTCCAGATCCTGCCGGCGGCAGCGGGCGACGGCGCCGTAGGCGGTAGCCGGGTAGCGCAGTTCGATCTCGTCACCCAGGGCGAAGCCCGCCGGCAGTTCGCCAGTGGCGACCCAGTGGGTCATGAGGATGCGGGGCGATTCCTCCGGCGCGAGCGGCACGGCGGGGAAGCTGCCGAGGGCTTCGCGCAGCTGGGACAGCAGGCCTTCTGCGGTCTTGCGGCTGGCGGTGTTCACCACGACCCAGCCGCCAGTGAGGTTGGTGTAGGCAGCCGTCAAGGTCTGACGGACGAAGGCTCGCGGCAGCAACTCGTTGAGCACGTCGTCCTTGATCTTCCTCCGCTCGCGCCCGCTGACCTTGCGGCCCTCGTTCTCGGCGATCTTCTGCACGCGGCTGGCCAGTTCGTCATTCACGACCGAAGGCGGGAGCATGCGGGACTCGCTGCCCACCATGACCATCGTGTCGTGGCCCACCATGTGCGTGAGGCGGTCGCCGCCACGTCCGAAGGGCGAGACAAACCCGCGCGTCGACATCTCCATCGGGCCCACGGCGCGCAGCTGGTGCTCGGGTAGCACATAGTCAAGGCGTGACAGGTCGTCAGCGACGGCCGGCGAGAAGCGGAACAGGGTGAGGTTGCGAAAGAACATGCTCAGTCCTCCTCGCCGTCGTTTTCGCGCTGGAGGCAACGCAGCACGAAGTCGTCAGGGACATCGATCTCAAGGACTGGGTTGTAGAAGAAGCGGGCATCCGTAGCCGGGACGAAACGTGCCGGCCAGTTCGGAATCGGCCGGTCCGTGAAATCGGGGTCGAAGTTCGCGATGCCGATCAGCCAGGAGCCGCTGTGCTCGGGGCAATGCTGGCCGGTCACGATCAGTCCAGCATCCGGCTCGCTGGGCGCGGTGATCAGATACTCGATGGGTTCGCCGCTGGCGCAGTTGTCGAAGTCATCCTTCGTCACCGCGTACTCGCCGAACGTGTCGTCGCTGTAGCCTTCGAAGCGGAGCGTTTTCACAGGAATCCTTTGCCAGCCGAAGCTGGCGCAGCGTTGAAGATGGACAAGGAAGCCGCCTCACGGGCGAGGCCTGACGGGGGAGGGAGGAGAACCAGTTCCCGCGCCGAAAGGCGGCTTGCTTGTGCCCCGTTGCCCACGGGGCGAGGGCCTTACGGGTGGGAAGAAGCGGGATCGATGACCCAGCAGGCGGCGCCGAGAAGCCAAACGCCCACGATGAGCGCTACAGCGGTCTTCTCGTCGAAGGGCGCGGACGACCACCAGGTGAAGAAGCGGCGCATCACCAGTTCCCCACGGGAGCGAGCAGGGCGAAGAGCGTGAGGCCAACGATCAGCAGCACCGTGATGCCGCGCGGGCTTTCGACGAGCCGCTGCAGGTTCGGTGTGGACGACTGGGCGTGCTGGTGCGCTTCGGCTGCACGCAAGTCCCGGTCACCTTCGGACTTGAGCGTGGCGTAGCGCAGGGCCTGCCGCTGGCGGACGGTGAGGGCGCTCATGCGGCACCCCCGACGCGGGCGAGGGCGGCGCGGCTTTCGATTTGCGCCAATTCGGAAGCGCGGGCGATATTCATGGCGGCGATCACGGCGTCATTTCCCGCGACCTTCGCGACTGCATCGTCGTATCGATCATTCACCTCGTCCACCTGTTTGCTGTAGTAGCTCGGGCAGACGCGATGCACGCGATAGCGGCGCGTCGGCGCACGTGAACCCTTGAATCCAAAGCTGTCCGACTTCGCCCACCACTTCGATGGCTGGTCGGCCTCGATGGGAAGACGGCAGTGCGGACACACATCCACCCTCTGCGTCTCGTTATCCATGGGACGCCTCCAGGCGGGCAAGTGATTCGCGTAGCTTGCGCGTCCGTGGGTGTGTTGGCGCCAACACTTCGAGAAGATGGAGCGCATCGATTGCACGGATTGCCATCGCGGCGGTCGCATCTCGACGCTCCGTATAGACCGCAACGACAGTCTTCGGGCACAAGCCTTTATTGGCCGCGTGCTGCAAGCAAATCTCGATGGAATCAACCCTCTGCGTCTCGGTGCTCATCGCGCACCCTCCGCATCGGTGTAGCCCTTGGCCCGAAGGCAGGCGGGAACCGCTTCGTGCTGGATGTACGCCTCACGCTCGCGTTGCGAGATGTTGTCCGGCACGACGACGCCGTAGGTGCACTGCTCGATGTCGCGGTCGCGCTGGGTCTTCTGGACGGCGCAGCCGAAGGCGGCGAGGCAGGCTAGGGTGACGAGGCAGGTGCGAAGGAAGGCGTTCATGCGGCGTCTCCCTGCGCAATGACCTGATCCGCTTCATCGAGTTGTTTGATGAGGGCCGACGCGAAAGCGCGCCATTCGTCATTGCTTCCGTGAAATCCGCAGCGGAGGCTGCCCGCGCCCGTATCGAATTCGACGGCACAGCGACCTTCGCCACATGCCCGGCGCATGGTGTGGACGCTGACGCTGACATTGCCAATGGTCAGCGCCTCATGTTCTGCGCGAATGGTGTCGGTGCTCATGCAGCACCCCCAATCGCATCCCAGCACGACTCGACCGCCATCCGGCTGTAATGCCGCACCGCCTGCTCGCGCTGGGCGTCGAGTAGGGCAAGGTGCGCGGCATTCAGGGCGTCGAACGCGTCCTTCGCACGGAAGGCGGCATCGCCCGGGGCGTTGAGGTCGGACTCGATGTCCGCGATCAGTTGGTTGGCGACTCGGGCCAGTTCCCACGCGCGTTCGGCGAGCGTCTGGCAGTTCGGCTTGTTAAGGCTGGTGCCCATGGTCCTCTCCCTCGCCGGTGTTTGGCGGCGTGGAAGTGAGACTATGGCATTCCATAGATCACTGTCAATGGGATTCCATAACTTTTTTCGGCAGGCGAGAAAAAGGCCGCCGAAGCGGCCTCAGATGGAGCGCGGGCGTCAGACCGTTACAGGGTGGTGGGCGTGATCTCGACGCCCGAATTCGGGTTGATCGTGATCCGGAAGCGCTTCTCGTCGCCAGGCTTCAGGATCGTGGACACCTCGCGGCGATCCTTACCCTCCCTGTAGCCGCAGAGGCCGGAGCCGGTATTCCAGGTGCCGACGATGTGCTCGCCCGCGGGGACGTGGAAGGTGGCGCGCTCGCCGGCGGCTACTTTCGCCACGACCTTCCCGTCGATGAAGATGGCGCCGTAGCAGCCGCTGCCGGACATCCCGACGTCACGGGTAACCACGATGGTGGCGTCACCCTCGGTCGGGGACTGGAAGGCGAGTAGCCGTTCAGGGGGTGGCTGGCGCAGCTGGTCGGGTCGGGGCGGCTTCGTGACGCAGCCGGCAATGGCGATCGAGCAGGCGACAAGAATCCAGGCGTGGCGCATTCCCTTTCCCCTGTGGATGGTCGGTCCCGATGATACGAAAAAGCCCGCCGGAGCGGGCTTTTCGAGGCATTCAGCTACCTACGCCGAACCATCTCGCTATGGTAGCTGCTCCGCCATTGGCGAGCCATGCGATGGCCGTGCCCACCAGGCCAACTGCGGCCGATGCGGCACCGAACGCCCCCTTCCATGTGGGCAGATCTTCGACATCCTTCTTCACCAGCTTTATGTCGCTTTCGACAGTATTTATCTGCAACTTCATCGCACCAACGTCTTCCGAAACCTTCTGGAGTCGGGTGTCGATGCTCCGAAGCAGGGCGTCAGACATGGTTATGAATCCTGGAGTCTTGGTACCGAATGAGGCGCCAGCATACCCGGTGGGCGTGGCATTTAAGTTAAGCTGACCGGTATTGCCGAAAGTGCCTAGCGTTTTTGGCGGCGGCGCGGAGCCGGCCCCAGAAGTTACCATTGGGGCGATCCAGGCTGGCGGCGTCGCGCCGCTCGACACAGCATCGACGCTCATGCCTGGTTCTGATTCTCAGTCGCGGCTGCATGGGCTGCCATGGCCTGATCAGCTGCGTCAGCGTGGGTTATAAGGAGGGCTGCCAGCTGTCGAGCAGCCGCCGGCGCCATCTTCATGCGTCCGAGAATCGTGCGGGCGGGCAAAGTCGTGGGGAACTCGAATCGCGGGTTCGCCAAGCCATCTGAGGGTTGCGTCCCGACCATGTCACCTGTGACGCGCATGGTCGGGTAAACAATATGGTCATCGGCGAAGTCGACCTGTAGCGTTCCGTCCGAGATGGGGCCCGTGACAACCACCGCCGGGTTGGTGATGAAGAAATAGTTGGGTGCCAGGGTTACCGGCACTTCGAGATGACCTTCCATATTGTTCCCCTGCTTTGAAGCCAGATTTTCGCATTGAGGACTGCGCCCGTCTGTAGGACTTCGCCTACAACGATCGGCTAGTCCTCCCAGCTCCCGATCCACCGCACCCGGCCATGGATCTCGAACTGCCTCGATTCGTCGACCGCTACAGGCTTACGCCACTTCGGGTCGTCCTTATTGTCGCTGGCGATGAACCAGCGGCCGCCCAGCTCGACCAGCCGCTTGGCCATGAGGTCGCCCTCGTAGCTGATCACGTAGATCTTGTCGTCCCGCGGCTCGATATCTGAAGTGTCGAAGAGGATGGCGTCCCCGTTCTTTATGGTCGGGGACATGGAGTCGCCCCGGCCATAGAGGACTGCGAGGCGGTCGGCGTGGAGCTTCTTCCGGCGCAGGCTCTCGGCCCGAAACTTCAGTTTATGTGTCTCGGCGTATTCGTCGACCACGGCGCCATCGCCCAGGGCGGCCGCCTGGCGAACCCCGACGATGTCGGCCCAGCCTTCCTCGGCCGGCGGCTCGTCGCTCGCTTCCATGGGGCCTTTGCCGGTTTCCAGCCACTCCACGCGCACGCGGAGAGCCTTCGCCAGCACGTGGAGCTTCGTGCTTGACGACTGATCGCTGTTCTCGATACCGGCCAGTGTCGGATATGGCAGGTCCGCAGCCTTTGCCAGAGCAGGCCGAGACATCTTCAGGCGCTGGCGCGCCTCCTTGATTCGTTCACCCACGGTCATGGGCGAATGGTTATGGAAAGACGTTATGGGATGCCGTTGACAGCGAGTTATGGGATGCCATAGGCTTCGCCCCATGAAGCCATGGTCCGAACGAATCGCAGATTTGCAGAACGACGGCTGGTCGCTCACCGCGCTCGCCTCAGCCATTGGCTGCTCGCCTCAAGCCCTGTCGGACATCAAGCAGGGCAGGTCGCAGGAGCCCAGGGGAATGGCAGCTGTGCGCCTGCACCACCTGCACCTTTCCGGCGCGAAGCCTCCGGTCGACCCAGTCCCCGCCGGGAAGGTGGCCTGACGTGCTCACCGACATCCTCTGCCTACTGACGTTTGCCTCTCCGTCCATGTGGATGGTGTTCAAGGCGACGACCCCGAATCGAACTGAGAGGCGCCCATGAGCCTGATCGTTTCCTTGCTGGCGCTGGCCATCGCCGCTGGCAACCTTGTGTGGCTGGCGCGCATGCAGCGTCGATCGACTCGCGTCGGCGAGTTGACCGTAGACGTCAAGGTCGACGGTGCCGAACTCGGCCGGCGGATGGCCGAGGTGGCGCGTAAGACCATCGTAGGTGCATGGCTCGGTATACGAATCAGCGACGTTGCCGGTGAGCGCCGCCAGGACGGGTTCGAAGAGATAGACCCCTTTTCGCCGTCGCCTTTGGCCGCTACCCGCGATTTCATGAGGAGCCAGGTGCTCGCACAGAAGGCGAGCACCTGCAAGGACCCGCTGGTTAGCGCGCGTCTTTTGGCAGAAGCCAGCCTGCTTGCTCTTCGCTCAGCGCGAACTGCAAGTCCTCGTAGCTCATCGCCTTCACGTCCCTCGGGAGCCAGTGATGCTTCTGCATGAGGTAGTAGCGCACCGCGTCGAGACCGTGAAGGTCCGACTTGTACCCCTGTTTCTCCGCGAGAGCGTCGCCGAAAACGTCCAGTGAATAGGTGAGGTCCGCGTCCGCGTGATGCAGGCCCTTCCTCAGTTCGTAGTGCTCTTTCATGGGTTTCCTTTCGTTGATGGGTCGTGGTGTCGCAGCTCGATTCTGCCACGAAGGGAAACCCGCCTTTTCCGTACGCCGTGATGTCCATGGCGTAAGTGTCTCAACCAGTGAGATTCACCACCATGACGAAGCGTTTTCACGAAACTCGGATCGAACTGGTTCGCCGCATTGCCCGCGAGGCACAGGCCGAACGGCAGCTGGTGGTCACGGCGTTCGCCGACACGTTCGTGACCCTGGCCCACACCATGGCGGCCGCGGCGTTTGATGAGTCGAACCTGCGCCTGCCGCACCCGACCGACGGCACGCAGCACGAGAAGGATAGGGCACATAACCGCCAGATCGTTGATCGTTGGCTGCGCGGCAAGGTGGAGGAGTTCCCGGCCGAGTTCGAGGAACCGTGGGTGATGGCATTGCCCGAGCCTGCGCGCGAGCGCGCGCTGTTGGCGCTGTTCGATCGCTACGACCGTCTGCCGGCGAAGAAGCTGGCGCCCGACCAGGGGCTCTCGTCCTTCAGCGACATGCTGGCGCACGCGGCGCGCGTCACCGACGCCATGGCGCCGATCGTGGCCGACGGAAGGATCGATGAAGGCGACCGACCGCACCTGAAGCCCGCGCTCGAGGCCGTGTCGCATCTCATGGCGAGCCTCGCCGGCATGCAGGCCCAGCTCGCCGCGGCGTTGCCGGACGAGGCGAGGAACGTCGTGCTGATGCGGAGCGCCGGCTGATGCGTCACACCTTGACGATCCGCGAACGCCTTGTGTGGCTTCGCACGCTCCGGGCCCTCAAAGCATTCACCCCATGAACCGCCTGTCGTCCCCTGCCTACCTGCGCGCGCTGGCCTCCATGCCTGCCGTGCTGGCCCATGGGGCGACACCTGAGCAGCTTGTGGCTGCCGAAATGCACCTCGCCTCGCTGGCGCCATCGCCGCAGGGCTCGTTGTTCAACCCGCAGCACGCTAACTCGGGAGTAGCTGCCCGAGGACAGCCGGATCCGGCCGGTTGCGTGTCTGCACTTTCCCGGAACCCGGAGTAGGTATGGCCGTTTCAGCCGACGCACGCATTTCCACCGCGCTACCCGCGCACCCGAAGACAAAGAAGCTTGTGAAGCGCCTCGGTGGCGCGGCGGCGTGGCACCTGGTGTGCCTGTTCCTCTGGGCTGCCGCGAATCGCTCCGATGGCGACCTGACCGGCATGAGCGATGAGGACATCGAGCTGGCGGTGGACTGGGCTGGGCCCGACGGCGAGCTGGCGACAACGCTCGCGGATGTCGGCTTCCTCGACGGTGAGCCGGGCGAATATCGCATCCATGACTGGGCCGAGCATAACCCATGGGCAGCTGGCGCCGAAGCGCGCAGCGAGCGTGCCAGCTTCGCCGCGCTGACGAAGCAATACGGCCGGGCCGAGGCTGCTCGACGGATGCCTGAGTACGCCGCGCGCATCCTCGAAGCACGCGCTCAGCACGCTGATGGCGTCCCGCCGCGTGCTAATAGCACGCATGTAGCATTGCGAGAGACTGCTAATAGCAGTCAGTTGGCAGTGCTAGATGGTGCTAGTAGCAGTGCGGTTAGCACGAGTGAGCAGTGCCCCGTCTCCGATACCGTCTCCGTCTCCGTCTCCATTACCGAATCCAAAGATCAACAGCAGGCGGCGCAAGCTTCGCCTGCACCCTCGTCGGAGGCATCGCCGAAGCGCGGGAAACGCCTTCCCGACGACTGGCAACCGTCTCCGGCCCTGATCGCATGGGCTGGTTCTGACCACCCGCAGGTCGACCTTCGCATCGAGGTGCCGAAGTTCTGCGACTACTGGCACGACAAGGCCGGGAAGGATGCGACGAAGCTGGACTGGGACGGCACGTTCCGGAACTGGATTCGCACCGCTGCCGAACGACTTCCGCGGATTGGCGGTGGAAACGGCGGCGGCGTAGCGCGCCCACGGCGTGAGCTGACGCGGGAGATGGCCCGATGAGCAGCTTCCGCAGCGAAGCGGCCACCATGGGTCTGCGCATCCCTCCACACTCGACCGAAGCCGAGCAGGCGGTGCTGGGTGGCCTGATGCTGGCCCCGGGTGCGCTCGACAAGGTGTCCGGCCGCATCACGGCCGACGACTTCTACCGTCGCGACCACCGGCTGATCTTCAAGGCGATGCTTGGCCTGGCGAATCGCGGCGACCCTTGCGACGCGATCACCCTGGGCGAGTGGTTTGAGCGAAACGGCTTCGTCGAGGTGGAGCCGACCTACCTCATGGAACTGGCCAACTCCACCCCGAGCGCAGCGAACATCGGCGCATACGCTGCCATTGTGCGGGACCATTCGACCCGCCGGCGTGTCATCGACACCGCGACGCGTCTGGTCGAGCAGGCCTTCGCCGCGAACGACGACACCGGCGAGCTGATCGACAGCGGCATCACTGAGCTGATGGGCATGCAGCACGTCGAGTCCAGCAGCGAGTTCACGCTGAAGCAGGCCTTGTCCATGGCGTACGAGGCCGCCGAGCAGGTGAAGAAACTCGGCGGGCAGATACCTGGCGTATCCACGGGACTGTCAGACCTTGACGACGTGCTCGGCGGCCTGCACGACTCGGACCTCATCGTCATCGGCGCCCGCCCGGCCATGGGCAAGACGGCCCTGCTGCTGAACCTTGCGCTGGCGGCGTACCGCGGCCCGGTACAGTTCGACGAGAACGGCAACCCGTTCCGAACGCCACTGCCTGGTGGGCTCATCTCGACCGAGCAGCCGGTCGTGCAGATCGGCGCACGACTGCTGTCCCTCGAGGGTGGCGTCAAGGCCTCACGCCTCCGCAACGGCGCGCACGACGAGAGCGACCTGGAGCGACTGTTCTTCGCCGTGCGCCGCCTTCAAGACCGCCAGCTCATGATCAACGACCGTGCCACCGTGACCATCACGGACGTGCAGCGGCAGGCCCGGCGCTGGAAGCAGGAGCACAACATCGGCGTGCTGTGGGTGGACTACATCCAGCGCATCCGTGGCAGCGATCGCCGCGCCCGCAAGCACGAGCAAGTGGCCGAAGTGGCAGCCGGGCTGAAGGACATTGCGCGCGAGTTGGACATTCCCGTGGTGGCACTGGCGCAGGTGAGCCGCGAGGTGGAGAAGCGCGTGAAGGACTTGCGCCCGAACATGGGCGACCTCTCCGACTCCAGCGAGATCGAGAAGGAAGCCGACCAGATCCTGATGCTGTACCGCGACGAGGTCTACCACCCCGACACACCCGACAAGGGGCTGGCCGAGATCCTGATCGAGAAGAACCGCCATGGACCGACGGGCCTCGTTCGGGCCCAGTGGATTCCCGAGACGATGAAGTTCAGCGACTGGCGCCCCGGGAGGGACTGGGATGCCTGACGACCTGCTGGCGCGGATCGATGCCGAGCGGAAGCGCTACGACCAGGAGCGCGAGGCAAATCGTGCGCGGTTCCCGTTCGCGATGTCGATGATGGACCCGATCCGCGCTGCAGGCCTTGAGCCGCGTCTGAAGCACGCCGTGAATGCCGCCGGCGAAGAACTCGGCCGTCCCGTGCCGCTTCCCGGCATCGGTGTCGATGGCGACAAGCTGGCGCACCTCCCCGAATTCGAGGCGAGCTGGCGCCGGTTCTACGCGAAGCAGCCAGACGACCGGAAGACCTACAACGAGCGCATGCAGCGCGCTATCCGGCCCCACATGAGAGGCAACGAGGAATGAGACACACCAACCGCCTGAGCCGCAGCAAGGTGAGCGACCTGCGCGTGCACATCGGCAACTTCAACCACGTGGACGGCGAGTACCTGGTGAAGCGGGTAAAGGCTGCCATCGGGGATCACGGCCGCGTCGCCCTGTTCGCCGGCGAGAACGGGGAGGTGGCCGCGTATTCCTGGCGCCACGTCGACTATGACCGGCACTGCCGCGTGCACGCCCACCATCTCGTCGGGATCTACCAGGCGAAGCGAGAAGGCGAGCGGCTGACCGTGGCCGACCTGCAGGAGATCTAGATGGACCTCGTCTGCCACATCGCGGGGCTGCGCGGGAGGACGGCCGCATGAAGCGCATCGACCTGGAAAGTGCGAAGAAGATGGCCACCGAGGCCGCGAAGACGTCTTCGTCCTGGGCATACCAGCACAACTATGCGAGCGGAATGCGGACAATCTCCGTCCGGGCGCCAACGCCGCACACGCTTCATCTGACCAGTCTCCACTCATGGGATTTCGCGAAGATCGCCGGGTGCAGCGGGGTGGCTGCCTTGTCCAGGCTCCGAAAGCTGGTCGCAGCCGGCTTCCTCACTGAGGAACGCCGCTACAGCACCGCTTGCCGTTTCAGGCTTTCCGATGATGCCGCAACCCAGATCGGCCAAGAGATCATCGCTGAGTTGCAGGCCGAGGGCGTCCCATTCGAGGACGACTGGCGCGCGGGCACAGCCTCGCAGAAGGTCCCTGCATGAAGCGCACCCCTCTCATCCGGAAGACGCCGCTCCGGGCCCGTCGCGGTTTCGCTGCCACTGCGGTCATCCGCGAGGCGAAGAAGCGCGTAACGGTGGCATTCGACGTCACTGGCAAGGCCTTGACGGCATACCCCCGTAAGACCCTAACGGCCAAGCCGAAGCCCAGGCCCACGAAGGCGGAGCGGGAGCGCTGGGTGGCGGCTCGCGTTCGCGGGTGCGTGGCGTGCTACCTCAACGAGACGGAACGATTCTGCTGCCGCGCCAGCTATGGACAGAGCCTCGAGATCCACCACCTGCTCAGCGGCGGTCGCCGGCGTGGCCACCGGTTCACGGTGTGCCTCTGTCATTACCACCACCAAGGCAAGCGGCTCGTATTCGAGCGCCTCGGCTACGAAGACCACGCCGTCGCCTATGGCCCGAGCTTCGGCCACCAGCCCCGCCTCTTCCGCGAGGTGTACCGCGACGACGCCGCGTTGCTGGCGCTCCAGGACTGGATGATCGCGAACCTGCCCGTACGCTTCCCGGAGGCCGCATGCAGCCGCTGATCGTGGAAATCGAGGATATGCGCCTGAAGGGCAGCCAGAACATCCGCGAGCACTGGCGTGCACGGTCCCGTCGCGTCCGGCGAGAACGAGAGGCAGCACACTGGACGTTGCTCGATGCGAAGCGGCCACCTCTGCCGGTGGTCGTCCGGCTGGTGCGTATCGCGCCGCGCACGCTCGACGACGACAACCTGCTGGGCGTCTTCAAGGGCATTCGCGACGGGGTGGCCGACGCTTACGGGATCGACGACCGGGACAAGACAAGGATTCGGTTCGAGTACGACCAGGAGCGCGGCGCTCCCCACCAATACGGCGTACGCATTGAGGTGTCGCCAGCATGATCCAGATCGGCAGGATCCATGCATCGGGTCGCATAGCTGAGCGGTTAGCGCGCCGGTTAGGTACGGCCATGCGCCTCGCCAAATGCCTGTCAGACCCTAACACCGAGGTCGAGGCCATGGCGAAGGCCTGCGATAACGCGGCCCGTGACCTCGTGAGCGCCGCCGCGCTGCTGCGCCGGATCGATAAGCAACAGAAGAAGAGCGGCGCCGCTGGCGCCGTGCACGACACGCGGAAGTAACCAGGGGAAAACCATGCACACCGGAAAGCGACTCGCCATGCTCAATCCAAAGAACTGCCGGTTCGACATCGGCTCGGGTGGCATCCCCGACATCGTGGCCACGGACGTCGCCGCCGCCCTTGGTATGGTGCCCGATGGCATCGGCCGTGAGGTGCTGTGCCGGGTATGGTGGCCGGATGGCGCGAAGCTGACCGCGAGCCAGTTGCGCGACCTCGTCGATGCGAAGATGCGCGAGGAATGGGCGCGCCGCGAGGCGGCCATGCTCGACGGCCTGCTCGCGATCGCCGCGCGCGGAAGCAAGGGGCAGCGGAGCTACGCCGATGCTCATGCCGCGCGCTGGCCCAGGCTGGTGGTGCGTGAGCATGAGGTTCCGCAACTGGCACCCGGATACGCCAAGGTCCGTGACGCCGTGATCGACGAGCTGGCCAGCGCAGGCCTTTGCCAGACGTGCCACGGGCGGTGTCAGGTCGCCAACGACATGGGCGTGTACCGCGCCTGCAAGGAATGCAGCGGGGAAGGGCACATGCGCCTCAGTGAGCGCGGACGCGCCGACCTGTGTGGGTTCTCGTGGAAGACCTACCGCGAGGGCTGGGCCAGCGTCTACGATTGGACCTTCCAGGCGTGCACCGATGACCTTCACAGCGCGGAGCGCCAATTTCACGGGGCTCTGGCATGAAAACATCGGGCGAATGGCTGGATATTCTGGAACACAGCTGGCGTGAGGCTATGGAAACGCACGGTGGTCCGGAGCAGACTCGCGACGAGTTCCTTTCGATGCACGTCTTCGGCTTCACCACCTACGATGGCGACCAGGATGCGACCCTTGCAGCCCGTGCCGTTGACGTTTGCCGCGCCATCAGTGCCAAGGCTACCTACGAATATATCAACCGAAGCCAGGAGGACTACACCTGGTATTTGGTCATGTGCAATATGCCGTTCTTCTCGCAGGCGATAAGCTGGGGTACATCGATCCGGGGCGCGTGGTGGTCGGCACCCTACGACAGCCGCGGCCACCGGCCAATCAAACTGGACAGTTGCGGCATATACGACGGCGATGAACAACTCCTCGGTCTTGAATTCACCACTGCAGAGTGGGAGGTCTTCATTGAGGCCGTGATCGACTTCGCGAGTGCCACCTAATCTTGGGTGGGTGATGCCCACCCAAAAAATCACTACACTCGCGCCTAGTGATACAACCCACTGAAGCCCAGCCAAGCGCTGGGCTTCGTCGTTTTCGTCCCGCCGCGGGGACGATCGGTCGTCTCGTCGCCTCCCCTGGCGAGGCGGCCAACCTATTCGGAGAAGCCATGGAAGCCCAGACGCTGAGCAAGGTGGCGGGTATCTCGCTGCCGCGCGCCAAGCTGTGGGCGGAACCGCTCTCCACGGCCATGCATCTGTACGACATCGAGTTCGACTGGCGCATGGCGATGTTCATTGCGCAGGTCGGTCATGAGTCGGCTGGATTCTCGCTTACCAGGGAAATCTGGGGGCCGACTAAGCAGCAGAAGGGCTACGAGGGTCGCGCGGACTTGGGCAACACCCAGCCGGGTGACGGTGAACGGTTCAAGGGCCGTGGCCTGATCATGATCACCGGCCGCGCCAACTATGCGGCAGCGTCGAAGGAGTTTGGCGTGGACTTCGTCCATAGCCCGCCGCTGCTGGAGCGCGAGGACTACGCCGCGCTGACCGCTGGCTGGTGGTGGAAGAAGCACGGCTGCAACGAGATCGCCGACGAACGCGACTTCGTCGCCCTCACGCGCCGGATTAACGGCGGCCTGACGGGCCTCGAAGACCGCACCCTGCGCTGGGAGCGCGCCAAGTTCGAGCTGGGTGTGAAGTGACGGAACAGGACGACGAAGTTGCCATGGTTCACGAGCGGGTCGAAGCCACCGAAGCGCATGCGACGGAAGTTGCCATGCAGCACATCAGTGCCTATGCCCCGTTCCTTGGCGCCGCCGAGTCGATCGAGGAGCGCGGCATCGGCTCGTTCGAACGCATTGCCTCCACGCGTGCAGTGAGCAAAGCCGAGATGACCGACCTTCTGGGACGCGATATCCGTCGTTTCGTTCGCTCCCTGCGCCCTCGTACAGCGATCTACCCGCAACTGGGTTCGGTCCGACTCGCCGTGCTGGCGCACGTCGCCATGGTCATCGGGACGCACACATTGATGGAGTGCCGCGATCTCTGGGACGCGATCAGTCAGTCGCGCTGGGACGATGCGCAGGACATCCTTCTGATGACGCGCTGGCCCGAGCGGGCCACGGCCAGCGACGAGCGGCGCCGCATGCTTGAACTGGCGCGGATGATGCGCACGGGCCTCGTGCCGTTGGCCTGGACGCACTGAACATGGGCGGCATCGGTCGCGGACGTGTGCGAGAGGCGAAGGCTCTCCAAGGCGGCGTCGCGCTGATCCTGCTCCTGATGCTGTTCATCTGCATATGGGCGCTGATTTATGTGCCGATCCCCGCAGCCAATAAGGACACGTTCAACCTGATCATAGGCGGCTTGCTGAACGCCATCGGCATGCTGACCGCTTACTTCTTCGGCACGAACCAGAGCACAGACTTCCGCCTGTCCAGGCCGAAATCCAGCGAGGCAGACAACGCATGAACGCCTGGGCGAAGGTAGCCAGCTACCTCGTGGCGCTCGCCATGGGCTTCTCGGCTGGCTGGTATGTGCGCAGCGAAGGCGCGAGGGCAGACCTCGCGGAGGCGAATCGCGACCGCGCCGCCGAGCAGACCGGCTGGACGTTGGCCAGCGCACAGGCGGAAGCGGCTCAGCGCGCCAGCGAAGAACACCAGGCTGCCGGTATCCAGTCGGCGGCCGAGAACTACCAGAAGGGCAAGGCCGATGCGGAACGTGCGAGCGACAAGCGTGTGGCTGATCTCGTTGCTGGCAATGTCCGGCTGCGCGACCAGTGGGCTACGTGCCGCGCCGCCACCGGCGTTGCAGTGTCGGCTGCCTCCGGTGGACAGCGCGCTGATGGAGAAGCCGGACTACGTGCAGCAGGTGTCGGACGAGTTCTTCGAATCGTTGGGCAGTGCCAAGCCCAGCGTGATGCCCTCCAGCAAGCCCTGATCGCCGAACGTGCCCAAGCTCCGGACGCTCGGTAGCCGGGTTGCGATGGCGCCGTCCAGGCAGCCAGCAACCCAGCGCGCCGCAGACCGTCGGACGACGGGCAGGGCGCTGCAGGAGCGCCGGCTGCGCATCTGGTCGCGCGATCCGCACTGTGCTGGCTGCGGTCGGCTGGTCGCGATGCATGAGTTCGAGCTCGACCACATCGTGGCTCTGATCAACGGCGGCACCGACACCGACGACAACTGCCAGGTCCTGTGCGTCGTGGAACCCGAGGCGTGTCACCGCCGGAAGACGCAGGCCGACCTCGGTCGGTCGAGGTGAACGCGAACGAGTCGCAACGCGCTTAGCGCCTCTCGCGGGGCGAGGCAGAATGCGAACGAATCTCATCTGCGGGGTGGGGGCACCCGAAAAGTTCGGGCCGAGATGGACCGGAAACCGACCGTCCCCGCACGCAGAGAAAATTTCCCCTGTTTGATTAATCGCAGCAGGGGCAGGAAATCAAACAACCCGCGCCGCGCAAGGCTTTCCGGCCTATCGGGCGCATCGAGGTGAGGCATGCCGCGAGGTGGCCCCCGCCCGGGTGCTGGCCGACCGAAGGGCAGCACTTCGAAGGGCAAAAAGACGTCCGCACCGAAGGCGTGCGCGAAGACGACGAAGAAGAAGGTGGCCGGGCGCGTCGCGGCGCTCCCGCCTGGCCCGCCGCCGACCGATGAGCTGTTCGAGGGTGAGGTACTGCCAGCGGAGCTGACACCGCTGGAGTACATGCTCAAGGTGATGAACAACCCGAGGGCGGAAGCGGATCGACGGGACCGCATGGCGGTCGCCGCCGCGCCATTCGTGCATGGGAAGATGGGCGAGAAGGGCAAGAAGGACGCCAAGCGCGAGGCAGCAGCGAGCGCTGGAGGCGGGCGATTCGCGTCGGCGCCGCCGCCGCCGCGCACCGGACGGGTGAACTAGCCCTATGGAGTGGACAACGGCCTGCCCAGACTGGGCAGATCGACTGCGCGCAGGGGAGTCGATCATCCCTCCGCCCATTTTCCCGGACGAGGCGGAGCGAGGATTGAAGGTATTCCGCCAGCTGCGGCTGGTGGATGTGCCCGGCTCGCCCACGATTGAGGAGTCTTGCGCGCCCTGGGTGTTCGACTTGGCCGCCTCGATCTTCGGCGCATACGACTCGGAGACCGGCCGCCGGCTGATCACCGAGTGGTTCGTGTGCGTGCCGAAGAAGAACTCTAAGTCCAGCATCGCGGCAGCCATCATGATGGCGTCGCTGGTGCTCAACTGGCGCCATTCGGCCGAATTCACGATCTTGGCGCCGACGATCGAGATCGCCGGCAACAGCTTTGCCCCAGCGCGCGACATGGTCCAGTACGACGAGGACCTGGAAGACCTGATGCACGTTCAGGTGCACGTGAAGACGATCACGCACCGCGGTAATGGCGCGACGCTGAAGGTCGTCGCTGCGGACAACAACACAGTCGGCGGAAAGAAGTCCGTCGGCACACTGGTGGACGAGATATGGCTGCTTGGCAAGCAGCCGAACGCTGAGAACATGCTGCGGGAGGCCACCGGCGGCCTGGCCTCGCGGCCCGAGGGCTTCATCATCTACCTGACCACGCAATCGGATGACCCTCCGGCTGGCGTCTTCAGGCAGAAGCTGCAGTACGCACGCGACGTGCGCGACGGGAAGGTGGTGGATCCTCGCTTCGTGCCGGTGATCTACGAGTTCCCTCCCGACATGATCGCGCGCGGAGAGCACCGGAAGCCCGAGAACTTCCACATGGTGAACCCCAACATGGGGTATTCCGTGGATCGAGAGTTTCTGGAGCGCGAGTTCCGGAAGGCAGAGAACGACGGCGAAGAGTCCATGCGTGGCTTCCTTGCCAAGCACCTCAACGTCGAAATCGGCCTAGCGCTTCGCTCCGACCGCTGGGCTGGCGCGGACTTCTGGCAAAGGCGTGCAGCCAAGGTCGGTTTGGCCGACCTGTTGCGCGACTGTGACGTAATCGACGTCGGAATTGACGGCGGCGGCCTGGATGACCTGCTTGGCTTCGCGGCCATCGGGCGCCACCGGGATACGAAGGACTGGATGGTATGGACCCGTGCCTGGGCCCATCCGTCCGTGCTTGAGCGCCGGAAAGAGGTCGCGCCGGCGTTGCGTGACTTCGAAAAGCAGGGTCACCTGGTGATCGTCGAGAAAATCGGCGATGACGTCGATCAAGTGGCGGGATTCGTCGCTCAGATAGAAGAGGCCGGACTTCTGGATATGGTCGGTGTGGATCCGGCCGGACTCGGCGGCATTCTGGACGCCATCGAAGACGCAGGCGTGCCGAAGGACAAGGTTGTAGGCATCAGCCAGGGCTGGAAGCTAGGCGGCGCGATCAAGACGGTAGAACGGAAGCTAGCCGAGGGCACGATGACTCACGGCGGCCAGCCGATGATGAACTGGTGCGTCGGTAACGCCCGCATCGTTCTCACGAGCAACGCCATCAACATCACGAAACAGGCCAGCGGCACGGCGAAGATCGACCCGCTGATGGCCGTGTTCAACGCAGCGTCACTCATGGCGCTCAACCCGGAATCGAGAGGCGGTATGGACGACTGGCTGGGTGGCATCGTCCGGGGCGGTCGCGCATGAAGGTGGCGCCGAAGATGGGTCTTATTGCCCGTGTGCGCGCCGCCGTTGACGGCTGGGTGCGCTCTTTCACGCCTGCGGACCGAGACCTCTACATCGACCGTGCTATGGACACGGAGGCCGGCGTTTCGGTCACCGCAAAGACCGCCATGCAGGTCGACGCGGTCTGGTCATGCGTGCGCCTGATTTCCGAGACGATCGCGACCCTCCCGCTGTCGATGTATGAGCGGACCAGTGCCGGAAAGCGAATCGCGGCGCAGCACCCGCTGCATTTCGTCATCCACGACCAGCCGAACGTCGACTCAACGGCCGCGGTTTTCTGGGAGGCGCTGGTGGCCTCCATGTTGCTGCGTGGGGCAGGTCGCGCCGAAAAGTTGTACGCGGGCACGAAGCTGATCGGCCTCTCGTTTCTCGACCCAGAGAAACTGGTCATCACCTGCGACGTGAATGGGAACAAGGTCTATCGTTACCTCCGGCCCGATGGGAACCAGCGGATCATCCCTCCGTCACGGATATGGACGGTTCCCGGGTTCACCCTTGACGGCATCAACGGTGTTTCGGTGATCGCCTACGGCGCGAAGGTCTTCGGCAACGCCATCGCGGCCGACAAGGCGGCTGCGCAGACGTTCCGTAACGGCCTGCTGCAGACGATCTACTACAAGATCAGCTCGTTCCTCACGCCGAAGCAGCGCACGGAGTTCAAGACCAACCTTGTCGGCTCCATCGAACGCGGCGAGGCGCCCCTGCTGGAGGGAGGGACCGAAGCCGGCACGCTGGGCATCAAGCCGTCCGACGCGCAGTTGCTGGAGTCGCGCTCGTTCTCGGTGGAGTCGATCTGCCGTTGGTTCCGCGTGCCCCCATGGATGGTCGGCCACACGGAGAAATCGACCAGCTGGGGCACCGGCATCGAGCAGCAGATGATCGGGTTCTTGACGTTCACGCTCGCGCCATGGCTCCGCCGCGTGGAGCAGGCAATCTCGAAGGACCTTCTGCTGCCGTCGGAGCGGCTCCGCTACTACCCGAAATTCAACGTGGAGGGGCTGCTGCGCGCTGATAGCGCCGGCCGCTCTGCCTTCTACGGCGTCATGGTGGACAAGGGCATCTTGACCCGCGACGAGGTGCGAGAGCTCGAGGACAGGGAGCCGATGGGCGGCAACGCCGGCGTGCTGACCGTCCAGTCGGCCATGACCACGCTCGACGCGTTGGGATCCGCCCCTGATGCACAGCAGGCACGCGCAGCCCTGCGCGCGTTCCTCGATATCCCCGAAGAGAAGAGGGCGTAAGACGATGACCATCAAGACGCTTCCGGGTGCTCCGGAGGGTCGCCCGTGCGCGGGCATCAGCAGCCAGCTGCAGCCGCGTGCGATGGACCGCTGGAACGCCGGCGTGCGTGCCGCAGCCAACGACGAGGGCGACCGCTCCATCAGCGTCTACGACGTCATCGGCTACGACTATTGGACTGGCGATGGCGTGACCGCTAAGCGCGTCGCTGCGGCCCTCCGCAGCATGGGGGCGGGTCCGGTCACGGTGAACATCAACTCGCCAGGTGGCGACATGTTCGAGGGCCTCGCTATCTACAACCTTCTCCGTGAGCACGATGGCGAGGTCACGGTGAAGGTCCTCGGTCTCGCTGCGTCTGCGGCCTCGATCATTGCCATGGCCGGCGACACCGTCGAGATCTCGCGCGCTGGCTTCCTGATGATCCACAACGCGTGGGTCATGGCCGTCGGCAACCGGAACGACCTGGCCGAAGTTGCAGCCACGCTGAAGCCGTTCGATGACGCGATGGCAAGTATCTATGCCGCACGCACCGGCGCCGACCAGAAGGCGATGTCGAAGCTGATGGACGCGGAGACGTGGATCGGCGGCCAAGCGGCGATCGACGACGGCTTCGCCGACAGCCTCCTGCCCTCCGACCAGGTCGAGAAGGGCAGCGGCAAGGCCTCTGCCTCAGCCGCGCGACGCATCGAAGCCGGCCTGCGCGCCTCCGGCATGCCGAAGTCCGAAGCCATGCGCCTGATCAGTGAATTCAAGTCCAGCTCGGGCGACCCGGCTGGCGGCGGTGAGGGCGATCCCACCGAACACGGCCAGCAGGCCGTTGCTCAACCCAGCGAAGCGGATATCGCCGCCGCGCTGCGCAGCTTCACCCTCTGACCCCCGCAAGGAGTACCACCATGAACAAGCGCATCGTCCTGCTGGCGGCCATGGCCGTCCTGGGCATCCTCCTCGCGATCGACGCATCCGCGGCGACCGCGCTCTACCACCTGGTCACCACCCACCCCTCGCACCTGCTCGCTGCCGCACCCGCGCTGGCGGCACTTCCGGAGGGCATCCAGGCCGAACTGAAGCGCATCGGCGACGAGGTGAAGTCCTACGCCGAGAAGGCCGAGAACGAGGTCAAGGCCAGTGCCAAGCTGTCGGAAGAGACGCGCGCCAAGGTCGACGAACTTCTGCTGGTGCAGGGTGCCCTCCAGGCTGACCTTCAGCATGCCCAGCAGGCATTGGCGAAGATCGAGGCGAATGGCGCCGGCGGCGACGTCCAGCACCAGAGCTTCGGCGAGCAGTTCGTCAACAGCGACCAGTTCAAGTCCTTCACGGCGAACACGACGCCGCGCGGCCGCGTCGACATGACGTTCAAGGCTGCCATCACCTCCGTGACTACGGACACCGATGGGGCCGCTGGCGACCTGATTCAGGTGACCCGCGTCCCGGGGGTGATCGCGCCGCCGGACCGCCGGATGACCGTCCGCGACCTGCTCACCCCCGGCCGCATGGACGGCAACGCGCTCGAATACGTGAAGGAAACCGGCTTCACGAACAACGCCGGCATGGTCGCCGAGGGTGCGAAGAAGCCCGAGTCCACCATGAAGTTCGACCTGGTCAGCACCACGGCTAAGGTCATCGCGCACTTCATGAAGGCTTCTCGCCAGGTGCTCGACGACGCTGCGCAGCTGGCGAGCTACATCGACGGTCGCCTTCGCTATGGACTGGCATTCAAGGAAGAGCAGCAGCTACTCAACGGCGACGGTACGGGCCAGAACCTGCTCGGCATCATCCCGCAGGCAACGGCTTACGTCGCCCCGTTCGATCCGGGTAGCGCTACGGTGATCGACAAGATCCGCCTGGCCATGCTGCAGGCAGAGCTCGCTGAGTTCCCGGCGACTGGCATCGTCCTCAATCCGACCGACTGGGCTCGAATCGAGCTCACGAAGGACACCACCGGCCGGTACATCATCGGCAATCCCCAGGGTGTCATCGGCGCGACGCTGTGGAACCGCCCTGTGGTCGCCACGCAGGCGATCGAGGTCGACAAATTCCTCACTGGCGCCTTTCGTCTCGGTGCGCAGATCTTCGACCGCTGGCAAGCGCGCGTCGAGGTGGCTACCGAGAACGAGGACGACTTCGTGAAGAACCTGGTCACGATCCTCGCCGAGGAGCGGCTCGCGCTCGCCGTGTACCGCCCGCAGGCGTTCATCTACGGCGACCTGGGTAACGTGGCCGACGCCTGATCCATCGGCGGCCCGGATCTCCGGGCCGCCCTCAGGAGAGACGACATGCAGATCAAGTTCATCCCGCCGGACCCGCGCGCCGGCATGATCGCGACCATGGACAGCAGCCTCGGCGAGCTGTTCGTCCGTAAGGGAAACGCGGTGCGAGTCTCCGAGCAGCACGTCGACGCGGCCTCCGTGCCTCCGGCCCCGGCGCCGGCTGAGCCGGCTGGCGAGACGGATCTCGACGAGGAAGAACAGGAGCAGGATACCAAGCCCGCCCGCGATCTTCCCACCCTCGCTGCTGCCTTCGTCGACGGCACGGTCCCTGATGTCACCGCACGGATCGAAGGTGCCGACGAGGAACTGCTCAAGGCCGCGCTGGCGACCGAAACCGCGAGCGAGAAGCCGCGCAAGGGTGTCGTCGATGCCCTGACGTCCGCGCTGACTCCGCAGGCCTAACGTGGACCTGGTCACGATCGATGAGGCCCGCGCGCACTGCCGGGCCGATAGCGACGACGACAACCTGCTCGAGGTATACGGAGCCGCGGCCGAGGAGTCTGCGCAGAACTTCCTCAACCGGCGCGTGTTCAAGGACGCCGATGCGCTCGACGCCGCCGTTCTCGACAACGTTGCCGGCGATGACCCTATGGTCGTGACGCCGGTGGTAAAGGCGGCGGTTCTGCTGATCCTTGGTCACCTGTACCGCAACCGCGAGGAGGTCGTCATGGGCGACAGCGCGTCCGCTGCGCAGCTTCCCGTCGGTGCCACGACGCTGCTCTGGCCTCACCGCATTGGACTCGGGGTTTGACCATGGGGCTTGCGGCTGGATCGCTGAACCGGCGCATCGCCATCCAGAAGCCTGGCACGGTCAAGGACCCCGCGGGCCAGCCCATCAAGGGATGGGTCGACCACGTCATCACCTGGGCGAACGTGAAGAGCCAGACCGGCATGGGGACGATCGTCGGCGAGCAGTACGGCGTAGCCACCTCGGTCACGCGCTACAGCTTCCGGATCCGCTACCGGCAGGGGATCGACGCGAGCATGCGCGTGCTGATGGGCGGCGTTCCTTATGACATCACCTCCGTGCAGATGGATGAGGCAGGCAGGGAGTGGACGGACCTTGTGTGCAACCGTGGAGCGAACAATGGTTGATCCCAACATCCATACCCCGGGAGATGTCCGTGGAGCGCGCCGGGTCTATGTCGACGGGAAGCTCGTCGAGAGAGTCGTATACGCGGATACTCGGCGCGGCATCGTGCGCTATGAGGTGTTTCCCCGTCGCCTCGATAAGTGGGGAGAGCGATTCATCACGCGCACCCGTCGCGGGAAGGTCCGCGTGGAGCCCATCAGTGTCTGACGGGTTCCGGGCCAAGGCCGACACGGGCAGCGCGCTCGCTGGCCTTGACCAGCTCAAAGGGCCGCTAGGGCTGAGCCTTGCTCGCTCCATGGCCGTGGCAAGCGGAACGGTCTATCGCGACGAGGCGAAGCTGCTCGCGCCGGAAGAAACCGGCCTCTTGAAGGGAGCTATCTACCTAGCGTTCAAGGACGACCGGTCGAACAACGACCACGTTACCTATTCGATCACCTGGAACGCGAAAAAGGCGCCGCACGGCCATCTCGTCGAGTTCGGCCACTGGCGCTACAACAAGATCATCAACGGTCATGCGCAGAAGAGCCTTCGCGAGGGTCTGAAGCGTGGCCGCGGCCCCGAAGACCATGTCGGTCCGGGTGCCCTGGACGTGCCCGTCTGGGTGCCTGCGCATCCCTTTCTTCGGCCTGCATTCGACTTGGCCAGCACACGTGCCACGGCGGCAGGTATCGCCCGCGGCAGGGAGCGCCTCCCGGAGCTTTTGAGGGCGGCCTACCAGCCGCGGGACGACGAATTCGTATGAGCCTGGAAGAGATCATCTTTTCGGCGCTTGGCCCGCTTGTCGATGGCCGTTGCTCTCCCGACATCACCGACGATAACCCCCAGTACCCGCTTATCGTGTACCAGGGGGTCGGCGGCGTTGCCATCGACTACGCCGACCAGACCGCCGCGGACAAGGACAACGCCAGGGTACAGGTCTGGGTGTGGGCCGAGACGCGGCTTTCGGCAAGCGATCTTTCTCGCCAGGTGCGCGACGCCATGATGGCCATCGACCTGCCCGTGAAGACTTTGGGCTCTCCGGTTTCGGAGATGAACGACGTGCTCAAGCTGTACGGGGCACGCACCGATTTCAGCATCTGGTACCCGCGGGCATAGTCCTGCGTCCAATGCGCTCCACAGGCCGCCTTCGGGCGGCTTTTTCATGCCCGCCGTTTGGCGGCGACTACTCCACCGTCAAGCACTGAGGACTCACGCATGAGCCTGAAATTCCCCAATGGCGCCGTGTTCGGCATCTCGACTGCACTTTCCGCGGCCATCATCGCCACGGCCGTGTCGAACGCGAATCCGGCCGTCGCCACCGTCCCTACCGGGTCCGTCGTAGAGGGCGATGTACTGGTCATGCTCTCGGCGTGGCCTGACGCAAACAATACGGCAGTGGAGGCCGGCGAGGTCACCGAGGGCGCATCCGACACCGTGCCGCTCTTGGGGTTCGATGCATCGGACCTCGAGGTCTTTCCCGCTGGCCTGGCCGCCGCGCAGTTCATGGTTGCCTCGGATTTCATCGATTTCAGCCAGCAGGGTGATGTCTCGACGAGCGGCGGTGACCAGCAGTTCTGGACCGGCCAGTTTCTCGAGGCCAGCCGTCAGATCAGCGTGCCGACGGTCAAGAACGCGAAGACGTTCACCCTTCCGCTGTATTTCGACCCGAAGCTGCCCTGGTATGCCGCTGCGAAGGCCGCCGACCGTAAACGGAAGCCGATCGTTCTGCGCTGCAAGCTGCCGGACGGCGACACGATCTACCGCTACGGGTACTTCTCGTTCGACGCTGACCCGACCACCGCCGCCAACAACCCCATGGGCAATACGGCGACGTTCACCGCCCTTGGCGACGCCGTGCTGGTGGAGGCTGCATGAGCCTGAAGAAAGGCAACGGCCCCAAGGTGCTGCCGGCGACCCTGACCATCTCAGGCCAAGGTTCCACGGACAAGCTGGAAGTCACCTACCACAACAGGAAGCAGTCGGAAGTTCGGGAACGCTTGGAATCCGGCGCGACGATGGCCGGGCTGATCGCGTTCCTGGTGGACTCGTGGGACACGGACTTCGACCTCACCGAGGAAGGCGTGATGGCCTTCGAGGATGAATACCCGGGGATCGTCGAGATTCTGTTCGCCGGCTTCCACCAGGCGCGCCGGAAGGAACTGGAAAAAAACTGACGGCCGCCACTCGGGCGCTGTACTGGCGGCGCCCGAGTGAAGCGGAACTCGCCGGCACTGGCCTGAAGCTGAAGCACTTCCCCGAGCCACACGTGGACGTGTGGCCGGAGGCTTGGGACGCTATCCAGTTTTTCAGCCGCATCTGGCGGCAGTGGAACGTGGGCCCCGGCGGGGCCTACGGGCTGAACTACACCGTCGTGTTTCACGAACTCGACCGCATGAACCTCACCCCCGACCGCTACGACGAGATGCTCGCGCACCTGCGCGTCATTGAGGACGCGGCCCTCGACGAGATCCACAAAGGCTGACGATGACCGAAGCAGAGAGCATCGGCACTGCCCGAATCGACGTCACGGTTAATACCGCGACGATGGAGACGGGCGTCGAGGCCGCCAAGCGGAAGGTTTCCGGTCTCGGTGCCGAAGCCGCTGCGCAGTTCGACAAGGCCAACGCGAGCACGAAGCGTTACGCCGATAGCCTGCTTCGTCAGGCCGAGCTGCTGGGGAAGTCGCGCGCCGAGCAGATCGCCTATAACGCTCAGGTCCGCATCGGTGGCGAGCTCGGCGACCAGATCGCGAAAAAGGCGCTGGCGAACGAGAAGGCTCTGACGCAAGCCAGCGAAAGCTACGTCATGAGCGAGCGAGCGCGCGCCGCCGCCATGCGTGGCGTCCCGGCGCAGATCACCGATATCGTCTCGGGGCTAGCCACGGGTCAGCGTCCCCTTACGGTCTTGCTCCAGCAGGGCGGCCAGCTCAAGGACATGTTCGGCGGCGTGGCCGGCGCGGCGAAGGCGCTGGGCGCGTCGCTGCTAGGGCTTGTGAACCCCGCTACGCTGCTCGCCGGCGCGGCCGTGGCGCTCTTCGCCGCCTGGAAGTCGGGCAGCGACGAGCAGGTGGCGTTTCAGAAGGCGCTGATCAACAGCGGCAACTACGCAGGCGTCACCACGCAGCAGCTCCAGGGCCTTGCCGAAGAGCTGTCGCGGACAAGCGGCACACAGCACGACGCTGCCGCCGTCCTGGCCGAGGTGGCTGGCTCGGGCAAGTTCACATCCGACCAGCTGCGGCTCGTCGCGTCTGCGGCGATCGCCGCCGGCGATGGCGCCGAGGACATGGTGGCGCGATTCGCGAAACTGGCGGATGACCCGGTCAAGGCGTCGGCTGAACTCAATTCGTCCTATCACTACCTCACCGCCGCGGTCTACGACCAAATCCAGGCGCTCGAGGATCAGGGCCGGACGCAGGAGGCTGCCCGGCTTGCCATGGAAAGTTACAGCGCTGCCGTGGTCTCGCGCTCGAAGGACGTAAAGGAGAACCTCGGATTCATCGAGCAAGCCTGGAACGGCATCACGGGCGCGACGCGGCGAGCCATCGATGCGGCGCGGGACCTTGGCCGTGCGCAGACCGACCAGCAGAGATTCGACGTCCTCTTCGAAAACCGCGACGCGGCGAAGAAGCTGGTCGACCGCGGGCTGGGTAGCACGACGTTCCTCGGGAAGACCGCCCAGCAGTTCTATGACGACGCCACGAAGGAACTGGGCGCGATGCAGGACGCCCAGGTGGCTGCCCAGAAAAAAGCGTCTCGAGACGCCGCTACGCAGCAGGCCAACGACGCGGCCATCCGCCTCGCCCAGGAGGCCCAGCAATACGAGTCGGACGAGACGAAGCGCGCGCGACAGATCGCCGCCATCCACCAGCAGGCGAACGACGCGATCGCCAAGGCGACCCAGGTCGGGGACAAGGCGCTGGCCGACAAGATCCGGGCGAGCGAGGCGGCGGCGGTCGCCGGCATCATGTCGAAGGGGCCGAAAGAAAAAGACCTACGCATCGACGTGTCGGATGGCTGGAAGGAGATGGTCGCCCAGATCGAAAAGGGCATCTCGGCCGATAAGAAGGAGATAGAGCAGCGCGCCCGCGCGACCGTCGAACTGAACAGCTACCGCGAGGCCATGCAGCAGCGCCTGCAGACCGACCGCATGGCGCTCGACATCCAGGTGCAGAGCCTTGGCATGGGGCAGCACCAGATCGACATCCAGCGGCAGCTGGTGGATATCCAGCGTGATGCGGACCGCGAGCTGGCACGGCTCAACGACCCGGCCAACCGCCGCACGCTGACCGACGACGAGTATCAGGCGCGCCTCTCCGCGATCAAGGATTATGAGGATCAGCGCGTCCAGCTGGTCTACGACGCGGATGCGCGCCTCAACGCCGCGCGCGCCGACTGGACAAACGGTGCCCGACGGGCCCTTGCCGACATCACCTACGATGCCAGCGACACCGCGACCAGCTTCGCCAACCTGGTCCAGAGCACCTACGGTAGCCTGTCTGACTTCATCGTCGATGCCGCGACCACCGGCAAGGCCAGCATCAAAGACCTGGTCTCGTCGATCCTCAAGGAAGTGGCGCGCCTCCAAGCGAACAAGGCCGCAGCGAGCCTCCTGAATTATGGCCTGAGCTACTTCACCGGCGGTTACGGCGGCACGAACGGCCAGGGCGGCGTCGATTACAACTCGCAGGGCTTCGTGTCGAAGGTCTACGCCAAAGGCGGCGTGGTGGATGGCGCCTCCCTGTCGAACTGGTCGAACACGATCGTGGATCGACCAACGATGTTCGCCTTCGCGCGGGGTGCGGGTCTCATGGGAGAGGCGGGACCGGAAGCCATCATGCCCCTCACCCGTACGGCTGACGGGAAGCTTGGCGTGAAGCAGGTTGGCGGCAGCGACAGCGCATCGGTGAATGTGAGCGTTGTCGTCAATGCCGACGGCAGCGGTGGCACCGAGTCTGAGGGGGATTACCAGGCCTGGGGCAAGCAGCTGGGCGAGAACATGCGCGCGATCGCGCAGCAGGAGCTCGCAAACGCCATGCGCCCTGGTGGCGCCCTGTGGCGAGCGAGGGGCTGACCATGGCCGAAACCTTTACCTGGATTCCGGTGGGTACCCCAAGCGGCACGTCAACTTTCCGCTTGCTCAAATCGCAGTTCGGTGATGGGTACTCGCAGGAAGCGGCCGACGGTATCAACAACAAGGTCCAGTCCTGGCCGCTCCAGTTCTTCGGCAGCGGCCAGGAGATCGACGCCATCACGGCATTCCTAGATAGCCACGCCGGCGCCATTGGCTTTCTGTGGACGCCGCCACGCGGGCAGCAAGGGCTCTACAAGGTCACGTCCTATGCGATGAATCCGCTGGGTGGTGGGCGCTACACGCTCTCGGCGACGTTCGAGCAGAAGTTCGCCCCATGACGATCTTTGCCGATATCCAGACCCTGGAGCCTGGGGCTTGGGTCGAGCTGTTCGAGATCGATGCTCGGCCGATCACCAACGGCGGCGCGGGCGACATACTACGCTTTCATGGCTACACGCAGGTGGGCCCGATCATCTGGCAGGGGCTTACCTACGAGCCGTGGCCTATCGCGACGCAGGGCTTCAAGATCGACCCGGATCAGCCGCCCGTGCCCACATTGGCCGTCGGCAACGTCAACGGGCGAATCACGGCGCTCTGCCTGGCCTTCCAGGACTTGGTCGGCGCCCGCCTGACGCGCCACCGCACGCTCGGCAAGTACCTGGACGCGGTGAACTTCCCCGGCGGCAACCCGACGGCGGATCCGGAGCAGGAGGTAGCCCCGGAACTATGGTTCATCGAGCGCCGTTCGGCGGAGGACTCGACGCAGGTCACGTTCGAGCTCTCGAGCCCGATGGACTTCGGTGGCCGACAGCTGCCGCGTCGGCAGATCATCGCGAACGTCTGCAGCTGGCTGGCCATCGGTGGGTACCGTGGGCCGTATTGCGGCTACACAGGCCCAGCGGTGGCAAAGGCGGACGACACGCCCACCGACGACCCCGTCCTCGACATGTGCAGCGGACGCCTTGTCGGGTGTGGTCTTCGGTTCGGCCCGGACGCCGAACTCCCCTATGGCTCGTTCCCCGCCGCGACACTGATCAAGTGATGAAACCCAGAACCCAGACCGCCATTCATGCACACGCGCTGGAGGCCTACCCGCGCGAGGCCTGCGGTGTCATCGTCGTGCGTCGCGGGCGGGAGCGATACGTGCCGTGCGAGAACCTCGCGGCCACGCCGGACGAGCACTTCGTGCTGTCGCCTCGTGACCTTGCCGCGGCGGAGGACCAGGGCGAGGTAACGGCCATCGTGCACTCGCACCCGAACGTGCCTGCCAGGCCTTCGGAGGCCGACAGAGTGGGGTGCGAGCGGTCGGAACTGCCATGGGTGATCGTTTCGGTAATGCCCGGGGAAGGTGGGCCGGTGGTGGCTGACACGCAGATCATCGAACCGAACGGCTACGAGGCCCCGCTGGTCGGGCGCGCCTGGGCGCATGGTGTGCTGGACTGCTGGGCGCTTTGCCGCGACTGGTACGCGCGCGAGCGCGGCATCCTGCTGCCCGACCCGCCCCGTGCCGACGGCTGGTGGGACGACGGCATCAGCGACCTGTACAGCGACAGCGCGATGGAGGCGGCTGGCTTCCGCAAGATCGACCTGAAGGACATCTCCGCCGGCGACCTGATCCTCATGCAGATTCGGTCGAAGAACCTCGTGCCGAACCACGCGGCGGTCTACATCGGCCAGGGGCATATCCTGCACCACCTGCACGGTCGGCTCAGCTCACGCGACGTCTATGGCGGCTACTGGCAGGAGGTGACGCGCTCCGTATGGCGCCTGGTGTACCCTTCGTCTCTCTCGGAACGGTAGGGACATCATGGTGAAGCGTCTGATGCTGATTGTTGCCTCCGTCGCGCTATCCGCGTGCGCGACAAAGCAGATTCCACTCGCCGAGGCGAAGCCGGTACCGAAGGATCGGGTGTTCTTGACATCGGCCGTGCAGGGCGGTGGATCAGTGCAGTTCGTAAGAGACACTGGAATGATGGGCGGCGGTTGCGACCTGGACCTTCGGATCGACCGCGATGTCGTGGCGAAGGTGGCGACGGGGGAGACCATCACAGTTCCCCTGGCCGCTGGCGCCCACGTCGTCGATGCTCGCTTCGGCGGAACGGGCCTATGCAACGGCGGCAAAGCTGACCGCAACGTGAGGGCTTCGCAGGTCGTCGTGTCGCCAGGCGACAAGCTCATCTACCGAATAGCGGTAGATGACCACGGGATCATCACCGTAACACCGAGAATCGACTGAGACAGGCCCGCTTCGGCGGGCCTCATCTTTTATGGAGACGTATGTCGCCAACCACTGTGCTGCTATCAGGGCCTCTGCGAAAGCGGTTCGGTAGAGAATTCAAGCTTCACCTCGACACAAAGACCCCAGCCGAAGCGATCCAGGCTCTTTGCATCATGATCGACGGCTTTCGGGCATACCTCCTAGGTGCAGCCGACCGCGGCGTCGAATTCGCGGTTTGGCGTGGGCGAGGAGAGCATGCGGAGAACATTGGTGTCGAACAGCTTCGTGAGCCCGCTGGTTCGGTTATTCGGATCGCTCCCGTACACGTGGGCGCCAAGAATGGCGGGGTACTTACGACGATCGTTGGTGCGGTTCTGATCATCGTTGGCGTGATCGGCATGTACACCCCGTTCGGCCAAGCGTTCGGCGGTGCAGCGTGGGGTCCGTTCGCAATTAAGCTCGGTGTCGCCATGGTCGCCGGCGGCGTCGTGCAGATGCTCAGCCCGCAGCCGAAGATGGGCAAGGGCAGTGCGGACTCGGCGAACAACCAGGCCAGTTACATCTTCAATGGCCCGGTGAACGTCACCGCTCAAGGCGCGCCGGTCCCGATCCTCTATGGCGGCCCGATGGAGATCGGAAGCGTGGTCGCCTCGGCCGGCATCGAGGCCGTGGACTACAGCTCGCGTCCATCGAACGTCGGATTCGGCACGCCGGGCGGCAATGGCAAGAAGACCCCGTACGACCCCGACTGATTCTTCCATCACGAGATACCACCAGGCCCGCCATGCGCGGGCCTTTTTTATGGGATATCCATGGGCTTCGACCTGATCTACGGCGCCAAGGGCGGCGGCAGCACGCACACGCCCGTCGAAGCACCGGACACGCTGCGTTCCATCTCGTTTTTCCAGATCGAGGACCTTCTCTCAGAGGGCGAGATAGGCGGCCTGGTGAACGGTCTCCAGTCGGTGAAGCTGGATGGCACGCCGGTGGCCAACGCCGACGGCACGCTGAATTTCAGCGGCGTCTCGGTGCAGATCCGCACCGGCACACAGGACCAGAGCTACATCCCGGGCTACGGATCGGTGAAGAACGAGATCGCCGTCTCGACCGAACTGAAATCGAACACGCCCTGGGTCCGCGCACTGACGAACACGGCCCTATCCGCCTTCGCCGTGACGCTGCAAGTGGACGCGCTGCAGAAGAGCAATACAAAGAACGGCGACATCAACGGCTACATGGTCCAGTACGCCATCGACGTCTCTACGGACGGTGGCGCGTACCAGACCGTGCTCACGACGGCCTTCAACGGCAAGGCTAGCGGCCCGTACCAGCGCACCCACCGCGTCGATCTGCCCAAGGCCGACCTGGGCTGGAATGTGCGCGTGCGGCGCCTCACGCCCAATGCCAACAGCGCGACCACGGCTGACACGACCCGCATTGTCTCGATCACGGAGATCATCGACGCGAAGCTGCGCTACCCGAATACCGCCTATGTGGCGATCAGCGGCGACGCGTCACAGTTCAGCAATATCCCTGTCCGCTCCTACGTGTGCTGGGGACGAACGATCCGCGTCCCGACGAACTACGACCCCGCTACCCGAGCCTATGCCGGGGTCTGGGACGGGTCGTTCAAGATCGCATGGACGGACAACCCGGCGTGGATCCTATACGACCTGGTAACGAACGACCGCTACGGCATAGGCGATCTCGTCGACGCCTCCCTGATCAACAAGTGGGAGCTGTACCGGATCGCCCAGTACTGTGACCAGTTGGTTCCGGACGGGAAGGGTGGCCAGGAGCCTCGGTACCGGTGCACGGCTTATCTGCAGTCCCGCGAAGACGCTTTCCGGCTTCTCGGCGACATCGCCTCGGTCTTCAGCGGCGTGAGCTACTGGATGGGCAGCGCGATCACCACGGTCGCAGATATGCCACAGGACCCGGTCTACACCTATACCGCGGCGAACGTGATCGATGGCCGGTTCACGTACCAGTCCAGCGCGAGGAAGACCAGGTTTTCGACGGCACTGGTGACGTGGAACGACCCGGCCAACAGCTACAAGCAGGCCGTCGAATACGTCCCCGACAATGACGCCATCGCACGCTACGGTGTGCAGCCGACCGAGTTCGCGGCCTTCGGATGCACGAGCCAGAGCCAGGCGCACCGCCGCGGCCTCTGGGCGCTGACGACCAGCCAGTATGAAACCGACTCGGTGACCTTCGCCGTGGGCCTGGAAGGGCTGCGCGCGGCTCCCGGGCAGATCGTGCGCGTGCAGGACCCGAAGCGCGCCGGCATGCGGCAGGCCGGCCGCCTGAGCGATGCGACGACAGCCTGGGTGCTCGTGGACCGTGAGCCGGGCCAAGCCGCCGTGGGGGATACGCTGACGATCCACTTGCCGTCGGGCACGGCCGAGACGCGCACGATCAGCCAGGTCGACGGCCGCCGCCTCTACGTGGGACAGCCCTTCAGCCAGCCTCCGGTGCCGCAGTCAGTGTGGACCGTGGAAAGCGCCGAGCTGATGAACCAGACGTTTCGCATCCTCAGCGTGTCCGAGGACTCAGGGCAGGGTGAGATCCGCTTCACGATCACCGCCGTGCAGCACAACGCGAGCAAGTTCGCGCACATCGACAATGGCGCGACGATCCAGATCCCGCCCATCAGCCAGCTGCCTACCGGCGTCCAGAAACCACCGACAAACGTTCGCATTTCCGGCCACGTGGTGGTCGAGCAGGGCATCGCCAACAACGTAATGACCATCGAATGGGATGCGGCCGAGAGCGCCGTCTCCTACAAGGTGGAGTGGCAGAAGGACAACGGCCAGTGGATCCAGGCCGGCACGGTATCGACGACCTCCTACGACGTCGTCGGCATCTACACGGGAACGTATATCGCTCGCGTGACCGCGTTCAACGTGGGGCGCACGCCGTCTATCGCCGCTCTGAGCGCGGCCACCGACATCACAGGTAAGACCGGCGAGCCGCCGCGGCTCACGACACTGACGACCAAGACCCTTATTTTCGGCATCGGTATCGATTGGACGTTCCCGCCCGGCGCCGAGGACAGCCAGCGCACGGAGATATGGGCCAGCACCAACGCCGTTCGCCCTGATGACGAAGACACCATCGCGTACCACCTCGGCGACTATGCCTACCCAGGAAACCACACCGAGCTGCACGGTCTGTCCGCCGGTGCCTCGCTCTTTTTCTGGGGCCGGATTGTCGACAAGGCTGGCAACATCGGCGGCTGGTATCCCGAGACTGGCGCGGTCAATGGTCAGAGCAGCAGCGATGCCGGCCCCATCCTCGAGTACTTGACCGGGCAGATCACGAGGAGCCAGCTTGGGCAGGAGCTCGCGGAAGCCATCGATTCGATCGACGGGCTCCAGGCCTTCATTGAGCCACCCACGGCCTGGGCCGATGACGTCGCCTATTCGACGGGCGCCTTCGTCAGCCATAACGGCCAGCTCTGGCTGGCTCTGGAAGACGTTGCCGCCGGTGGCGCCGAGCCTGGCACGGACCCGGAGATGTGGCGCGACGTCGGAGCAGTGGCGCAGACGGCAGCTGGCCTGGCGCTCCAGATGTCCAATGTGAACCTCACGGTCGAGGAGCTCGACGGACAGGTCCAGGCAACCGCCGAAAAAACCGAATCGGTCTATGCGCAGCTCAATCCCAAGAAAATCGGTGCGGAGACTGGCGGAACCATCGGCGGCGAGAACGATCTGCCGCCGACGGCCGGATACTTCGCCCAGACGTTGGCCCAGGTGGCCGACAACCACGTCCTCGGCAAGCGCGTGGAGACCGTCCAGGCGACCATCGGGGCGGTCAGCGCTGCGGTGACGACTGAGACACAGGCGCGCGTCGATGGCGACCAGGCGCTGGCCTCGCAAGTGACAACCGTCCAGGCGACCGCTGGAGCGGCCCAGGCCTCCGCTCAACTCGCTTTCCAGACGGCCGCCAATGTCGATGGCAAGGTCTCTGCCGCGATCCTTGGCAAGGTCGGAATCACCAGCGACGGCAAGTATTACCAAGCTGGCTTCGCTGTCGGCATCGACAACAGCGGCGGCACGGTGCAGTCGCAGTTCCTGGTCACGGCCGACACTTTCGCAATCCTACCGACGACCGCGGGCGGTACAGCCGTCGCGCCGTTCGTAATCCAGGGCGGGCAGACCTTCATCAGCCAGGCGCTGATTGGCACCGGCTGGATCACCAACGCCATGATCGGCAACACGATCCAGTCGACGGCGGTGGATAGCACGGGCAACCCACTGTGGTCGCTGAACAAGACCACGGGGCTCGTGATGCGCGGCTCAAGCGCCGCCGGCCGGACGGAGATCGATGGAAATGGCGGCCGTACCTATGACTCGGCAGGGACGCTTCGCGTGCGCTGGGGCATCTGGTAATGCCTGCCGGACTTCAGACCTTCGATGCGGCAGGAAATCTCATCGTGGACATCACCACGCGCATAACGCGCGTAGGCGGCACGGCGGTCATCCCGGCGGGAAGCACAGGCTCTGTCGTCGTGCCCAATGCATCTCAGGGAAACATTTGGTACGCCTTTTGCCACCAATCAGGTGAGCGGTACTACCCGGTCATCACATTGAGTGGATCAACCATCTCGTGGGGCCCATCATCGCAGGGAACGCCAAGCGATAAAACCATCATTTTCGGTGTCTACTGATGCCGGCCGGCCTTCAGATCATGAACGCGGATGGCGTCACCGTGCAGGTGGACGACACGTACGCGAACCTTGCCGTTGTCGAAATGGGGGCGATTGCTACCGACACACCGACATCCGCTGGTGGAAACTCGGGTGTGACCTTTTCTCGGTCAGGGCTGAAAAATCCTCTGATCGCCGTTGCGGGGCCCGGATCGCAGGTCGCTGTTGCATGGCTTCAGAACGCGGCTAATGGCACCTGGGGATTCAACATAGCCGCAGGTGGCGTCGTCGGCACCCAGTGTAAGTACATCATCTTCGACAATCCGCCTGATGCTGGCCCTAACTACGGGTTTCAGGTCTTCGACGCCAATGGGAAGAAGACCTTCGACGGCAGCCTTCGGTATCTGCGCGTGGTCGATATGCAGCTAAACGTGCCCACCGGAGACCTGAATTACCCCGCTGGGCGGCAGTACGCGGTCTGTCATCTTCGATTCGGCTTCCGCGTCTGGAACCAGACAGGATTCAACGACGTCGTCACATCCAGCGTGTCAGGCGGAACGATCTCCCTGGGGTACATGCACGTGAACACCGTGCCCGGCAGCCCCACCCAGCTAAACCAGATGTCCTCGTCGATCCTGGTGATCGACATCACCAACTACGGCCTCTGAGGCACCCATGCCACTGACCATCCAGCGCATCAACTTCAACCCGGTGACGGGCGACAACCCCAGCGAAGGGTTCATGAAGACGGACCTCAACATCGTCGAGATAGCCACGGCGATTGACGGCGATGGGACTCCAGAGAATCCAGGCGTGCAGGGGCGGATCGATGCTGTCGAGGGACAGATTGATGACCTCAACGCAGCGCTCGATGGGCTTGGCAATGCGTCGGCGAGGGACGTCGGTACGGCAGCCAACACCGTCGCGGCGGGCGACGACGCTCGGTTCGCGAGCCGAGGCCGCCGCCAGTTGCTGATCAACGGCGACACAGCCATAAACCAGTTGGTGTTCGCCGGGGGTGCCATGGGGGCCAATTCCTACGGCTACGACATGTGGCGCACGTTCGGCGCCGCCGCATCGTTCACCCGATCGGCGGACGGCAGCACGCTTACCTTGAACGGGACCATCGGCCAGGTGCTGGAAGCGCCGGCGTTGCCCAATGCCACCGTGACGGCGTCGGTGCGAAACCCTTCTGGGCCCATCACGGTCAACCTGCGTCCGGATGCCACGACGGCCGGGGCCACTGGCGTCATCCCTGCCGGCTCGGGCATTCAGTCCGTGACACTCGCTGTGCCGGCGAGCCTGACGGGGAACGTCTTCCTGCAGCTCGTGACGACCGCCGCGGTTTCCTTCGACGGTCCCAGCAAGCAGGGAGGCATCCAACTGGAACTGGGATCGTTCGCGAGCAACTTCGAGAAGGTGACGCCGGCTGAGGCCATGGCGCAGTGCCAGCGGTACTACTGGAAGTCCTTCCGAGATTCGGTGGCTCCTGGTAACGGAACGGGTAGCCTGACAGGCGCCATAAGCTACGTCGTGCCGCCGGGCGGTGGCGGCGCAGGCGTCTTTGCCGGCGTGCGAGTCCCGTTCCCGCAGCGCATGCGGGCTATCCCGGCGCTCACCTTCTTTAACCCGCTCGGCTTCAGCGTGAACTGGATCAATGTCAGCCAGAATGCCAATAGCGGCTCTGTATCGATCGGCCCGACGGGAACGTCGGAACTCGCGACTTTCCTCATCAACCAGCAGGTGTCCACCGACCAGACGCCCCACACCATTTGCGTCCACATGGTTGCCGACGCGAGGCTATGACGATGCGCTATATCCACACCGACAACCCGGACATGATCATTTGCGTGGACACCGGCACGGTGATCCCTCGCGGCCACTACCTATGGCCGGAGGACGAATCGCTGATCGAGCCCGCGCCCGCGCCGAACTTCGCCGACTATGTCGCGCGTTTCACGCCCGGACTGCAGGCGTGGATGGAGGCTGTTGCTCGAAGCAATAACTACGATTCGGTGATCTCATGCGTGTCCTACGATGGCGATGAGGTCGCTCAATTCGCCGGTGACGCAGCTGCGATGAAGCGCTGGCGCAGTGCCCTTTGGAAATGGGCTTCGGATTGGCAGGCTGGGTTCAATGGCCAGCTGCCCAATCCCATCCCGACCCTGGAAGAGATCATCGCCCTGGCGCCGCAGCCGGGCGACTTCGGGTGGGTGGTGCATCCACCGGGGACGATCATCGAGTCACAAGTGCCGCCCGTCGCCACGTCCTGATATCCAGCGCCTACGGCGGGTTACCGCCGAAACTTCCCGTCACACCCTAACGCCGTCCACATTCCTGAGATTAGGCCCGCGTATCGTCCCCGCGCATGGCCCGCGCCTACACCGACCTCGTCTTCTGGAAGCACCACGCCCACGGCTACGAGGCGAGGCTGACGCCGTACGGCCGCGCTTTCGCGATCGCGCGCATGGTGAAGGACGTGCCGGGCATCCACTACGAGCTGGCGTGGATCTACGGCCCGCGCGTCTGGCGTCCGTTCCAGGTCTTCAACCTGCTCACGATTCAGCGCATGGTGGATCGCTGGGTCGCGTGCCACCGAGACAGCCTCCTGGCCCGCATGCCGGCCGATCCGAACCTGGTGCCGTTTCCATTCCCGTGGCGCGAGCCTGAGCCGCCCGCCGAACCCGACCCCAACCCAGCACGCACGTGTCCCGGCTGTGGGCGCCTATGGGGTATGTGCGACGTGACCGCTCCACGCGCGGCAAGACAGCGAGGCAACGTCGGATGGCGCTGCTACCGCATGGCGGGTTAGGCCTTCGCTTTCTCTTCCGCCCAGCGACGAATGGTCGCCTCATAGCGCTCAGCCGCGCACTTCTGGCACCCGCCCAAACGCCAGCCGCCCAGGGTGCGCTGCCATGGGTTGTGGCCGCCGTGCGTTGGGCAGATCACCCAGGCGTTCTCGCGCTCGTTCTCTTCGCGCCGCGCCCGCTGACCGCGCCGGTTACCGTAGAAGGCCATCAGCGACACCCCGGGTGGCAGCCAGGGCAT